TAACTAAATCAGATATTGGTTTAGAACTTGACAAAAACGTTGGTAATGAAATTATAGTTGAATTAGTTGAAAAAGATCATTTAGTAGGTGAATTAGCTACTGCTGAAAATTTAAATAATACATTGGGTGTTCAAGTTAAATCATTAGAAAGCTCACTTATGTTTTCTAAAGCAGCATTAGTACAAGCTGATTCAGCAATTGCTTTAAAATCAAAACAATTTGAATTATCACAACAAGTAAGTGAATTACTTAAAAAAGACCTTAAAACAGCCAAAAATAAAGCATTTTGGAATAAATTTAAGGGTGCTGGCGTTGGAATAGCCGCTGGTGTAGTAGTTGGCTTATTAGTTAAATAAGATCCTTGCAATCCCATGCACTGAGGCCTGACCGTAATGGTTAGGCCTCTTTTATATATTTATATATAACCAACAGCGTTAAATATGTCGCAACAGGCTGATATTAAAGAAATAATAAAACAGGAGTATATCAAATGTGCAATGGATCCTGTGCATTTCTTTAGAAAATATTGTTACATTACTCACCCAGTTAAAGGTAGAACACTGTTTCATCTTTATCCGTTTCAAGAGGCTACACTAACTGATTTTAGAAATAATCGATTTTCAATTGTAAATAAATCTCGTCAGTTAGGTATATCTACGTTAGTAGCAGGTTATTCTTTATGGACTATGTTGTTTAATAAAGACAAAACTGTATTGTGTATAGCCACTAAACAAGAAACCGCTCGTGGGATGGTTGAGAAGGTACAATTTATGTATGAAAACTTACCTTCATGGCTTAAGGGTAATCAAAAACCAATATCAAATAATAAACTATCCTTCCAGCTAGCTAATAACTCTAGAATTGTAGCTACATCAGCTGCCTCAGATGCAGGTCGATCCTACGCCGTATCTTTACTACTAATAGATGAGGCTGCGTTTATTGAAGGTATTGATAAAATTTATACGAGTATTAAACCAACCATTGCAACGGGAGGAGGAATTATAGCATTATCCTCTCCAAATGGTATTGGTAACTGGTTTCATAAAACATATGCTGAGGCTCAAATTGGTAAAAATGACTTTTATCCAATTGAGCTAAAATGGAATTTACATCCTGATAGAGATGAGGCTTGGGAGCTACGTGAACGTGCTAATATGTCACCACGTGAATTTGCCCAAGAATATGATTGTGACTTCCTTGGTTCTGGTAACTCAGTAATTGAACCTGATAATTTATCATTTTATGAACAAACGTACCTCCAGGAACCTGTCGAGCGCCGCTTTATGGGTGGCGACTTTTGGATATTTCAGTATCCTGACTATACTAGGAATTATATTATTAGCGCTGACGTTGCTCGTGGTGATGGTTCAGACTACTCTGCGTTTCACGTTATTGATGTGGACTCGTGTGAGCAAGTGGCTGAGTATAAATCACAAATCGATACTCGTTCCTATGGCAATATGCTTGTTTCTGTTGCTAGTGAATATAATAATGCTTTACTTGTGGTTGAAAACGCAAACGTGGGTTGGGACGTCGTTAATACGATAATTGAAAAAGGATATAAAAACATGTATTATTCACCTCGTGCTTATGGTGAAATGCAAATGGATAAGTGGATGGCTAAGATGGGAAATGATCAAACAGTTCCTGGCTTTACTACATCAGTAAAGACAAGACCACTTGTTGTCTCCAAGATGGAGGCGTACATTCGAGATAGAGCATTCATCTTTCGATCTAAAAGATTGCTAGAGGAGTTGCGTGTATTTATTTGGAATAATGGTAAAGCACAAGCCCAAACAGGTTATAATGATGACTTAGTTATGGCTTTAGGTATTGGATTATTTACTAGAGATACTGGTGTTAACTCTTAATAATATATCTAATAACCAAAATCCAGCAATGTTACCTCCAATGTTACCAAATGGTGCACAAAACCCATACATAGCTGAAACCCCGTACGGTTTTGAGGATTTTAGATGGGTGCTTTAAATTATAAATATTTATTGATATAATAAAATTACAAAATGGCTGAACAAAGTATAGGCTTATTTGATAGGTTAAGACGCCTCTTTTCTACGGATGTTATTATTAGAAATGTAGGTAACAATCAACTAAGAACAATAGACGTTGACAGAATTCAGGCTTACGGCAATATAAAAACAAATGCATTAATTGATAGATTCACTAAGTTGCATCGTTATGGCGCTAACATGCCGTACAACCCAACAATGAACTATCAAACATTGCGTATTCAGTTATATACCGACTATGAAGCAATGGATACAGAATCAATTATTGCTTCTGCTCTTGATATTGTTGCTGATGAATCTACATTAAAAAATGAAAATGGAGAAGTATTGCAAATTAAATCACCAGATGAAAATTTGCAACGCATTTTATATAACTTATTCTACGATGTTTTAAACATCGAATTCAACTTATGGTTGTGGATTCGCAATATGTGTAAGTATGGTGATTTTTATTTATACTTACAAATTGCTGAAAAATTTGGTATCTACGGTGCTATACCACTTTCAGTGTACGATATGGTTCGTGAAGAAGGATTAGATCCTGCTAACCCATCTTATGTGTGCTTTAAGATTGATCCAATGGTAATAGCTGCTGGTGGTATCAACAGCCGTGTTAAAGATAGAGATGGTAAGATTAAATTTGAAAACTATGAAGTAGCGCATTTTAGACTATTAACTGATGCTAACTACTTACCTTATGGACGCTCATATATTGAGCCTGCTCGCAAAACTTACAAGCAGTATATTTTGATGAAAGACGCGATGTTACTACATCGTGTTACCCGTGCCCCAGAAAAACGTATCTTCTATGTTGATATTGGAAACTTACCTCCAAATGAGGTAGATGGATACATGGAGAAGTTGAAACAAAGAATGCAGAAAGTTCCATTCATTGATAAGAACACTGGTGAATATAACCTCCGCTATAACATGATGAACTTGATGGAGGATTTCTATATTCCACAACGTGGCGCTAATAGCAATACTAAGATTGATACATTAAAAGGTCTTGAGTATAACGCTATTGAAGACGTAAACTTCTTACGTGATGAAATGTTAGCTGCCCTTAAGGTACCTAAAGCATTCTTTGGATTTGAAAAAGACTTAACTGGTAAAGCTACACTTGCTGCTGAAGATATTCGCTTCGCTCGTACAGTTGAGCGTATCCAACGTATTATATTGTCTGAGTTGTATAAGATTGCATTAGTACACTTATATACTCAAGGATATGATGGTGCTTCATTAAATAATTTTGAATTAGCATTAACAGTTCCATCAATTATCTACGAACAAGAGAAAGTAGCATTATGGAAAGAAAAGATTGATTTAGCTAAAAATATCCAAGACACTAAATTATTACCTTCAGATTGGATTTATCACCATGTATTCCAATTCAGTGAAGATCAATTTGATGAATATCGTGATTTAGTATTAGAGGATATGAAACGTACATTCCGCTTATCACAAGTTGAGAATGAAGGTAATGACCCAGCTAAATCAGGTAAATCTTATGGTACACCACACGATCTTGCTTCATTGTATGGTAAAGGTAGAATGGGTAATGGTGAGACTGGTGCTATTCCTCCTGGATATGATGAAAAGAATCCTGTAGGCCGTCCTAAAGAAAAAGCATCTATTGTTGGTACACAACAAAGAGCATTAGGTAAAGATCCATTAGGTAGTGCTGAAAATACTATCTATACTGCTAATATACCTGATGAAGGAAGTGGCACACCTAAAGGTGGGTCTCCATTAGCATTAGCTGAATCTTTACGCTATAAAGACATGCTTAAAGGTATGCGTGCCGATATGGATAATAAGCAAAACATATTTGAGCAGGAATCTACATTATTAGACGAAAAAAATATTAAGGGCATATAATATCTACATATTTATAGGTAGTGCATACTATTTAATATGAAAATTAAACATAGTAAATTTAAAAATACCGGTATATTATTTGAATTGCTGGTACGCCAGATAGCAAGCGACACCATTTCTGGTGTTGATTCTGCTGCTATCGGGTTAGTTAAGAAATATTTTTCCAAATCCGAATTAACTAAAGAACACAAACTATATCAAGCATTAGTTAGTACTAAAGCATTGACTGAAGGTAAAGCTGAATCATTAATTAATGCAACGCTTGAAATATCTTCTCGTTTAAATCGTTCTGCGTTACGTAAAGAAAAATATAATTTAATCAAGGATATTCGTGAATCTTATGATTTAGAAGAATTTTTTAAATCTAAGATCAACAACTATTCACAATATGCTGCTGCATATAATTTAATTGAGGCTCACAACTCATTAACAATATTTCTAATACTGTTAAATTACGTGAATTTGTAAATGAAAGCTTTACTGCTATTAAATCACAAATTGCACAATTAAGTAAAACAGTAACTGATAAAACTATTCAAATTAAATTGAATGAGGTGGCTACATTCTTAAAGCCACTTGATAAAAATCAAAATGTAAAGGATGATAATATCATTGCTTTACTTCAGTTTCATCAATTAATTGAAGAATTAAAATCCGTAAAATAATGGATTTAAAAGAGTACATAAGATCATTAGTACAACAGGAGCTAGAAGAAATATCTGCTACTGGCGCTATTGGTGTTGGTGCTGGTCCTATTATGACGCCATATGCGTTTAGTAAAAAAGGACAAAAAACAAATGCCGCAACAAAATATGCTGAGAAAGAGGGTTGGAAAGTAACTAAAGGTGAAACAACAATGCCTTCAGATTCTAAAGTAAGAGATTACAAAACACTTACTGGTAAAAAGAAAAAAGGCGTTAAGATATATAACGAAAGCGACTACGATAAAGCATCTCAATATGGTGCTGCTAGTGGTTATACTGCAGCTAGTGGTTACACTGGTCCTAGTTTAGCTACTAAAGGTACAGGTGAGTTAAAAGAAAATAAAATGAAAAGTTTAAACGACATCATTGAGCAAGAATTACTTAACGAAATTTCTTACTCTAAATTTAAAAACGAAGTAACCTACAGAACTAAAGCTGAAAGATTACATAAAGCTGTTCGTGAGGTAAAACGTAAATTACAAGAGATTGATCGTATTGTAGAATATACTTCTCGCATTAAGCAAGAATTAAGTGAGGGTGATGGTATTCAATATTGGAACCGCACTAATAGTGCTGTTGCTAATATAGCTGAAATGGTAAATCATTTGAATAATAAAATTAAAAATTTAAATCAATAATGGCAAACGTACCTTCAAATTTTAGTGCAGCTATTATAAGTGGATCAGCTTCTATTACTGGTTCCTTTGCTGGTTTTACAACTTTAACAGCTGGAGCTTTTACAGGATTAAAAGATGGAAATGGTGGTAATTTAGTATCTAATGGTAATAGTATTGCGTTTAGTGCAGGAGCAAATGTTCCTCTTACTGTAACTAGTGCCTCTATTTCTTCAGGTGTAGTATTATTATATCCTTAAAATAAATAATAATGGCAAAAGCAAAAGGTGGTGCTAAAGAAGCTCGTAAAATAACCTTTGGTAAACGCAAAGGTGGTAAAGCAAGAAAGTCACGTGGACCTAAAGATAAAAAAGTATCAAAATACAGAGGCCAAGGCCGCTAAATAAAATAGAAAATGAAAAGTATAGCTAATCAATACCGTGATTTAAAAGAAGGCAAATTATCACAATTTAATTTTATGCGTAATTTACGCATGACAATGCCTCAGTACATTACTAATACAACTTCATTTAATGATGCTGTTAGAATTTTAAAAAGCAAAAGTATTTTAACTGAAGCTTTTGATCCTAGAGATGCTGCTGACACTGCTGCTGAGGAATTAGCCATAGCAGCTGGTGATTATGATGCTGCTGTTGGGATGTTACAAGATGAAATGGGATTATCATTTAGCGCTGCTTCAGCCATTGCTGCTAGAGTTTATGAACCAGAACCAATATCTGGTGAGGAAGATTATATGGAAGATGAAATGCCTAGAGATGATTTTCCTATGTCCGATTACAATGACGGAGAGTTTTGGGAAGCTAAAGTAGAAGAATCACCAAAACCTAAAGCAGATATCTACGGTGAAGATCCCAATCTAGATGTTTATGCTGATAAAGACATTCCAGGACAAGGAATGACTGAAAATGAAGAAGATGATGATGCTGAAACACTTGCTATGATTGATAAGATTGAACAAGAAATGGCTGGTGAAGAGGCTGTAAAAGCTCAATACGATATAACTGAGGCTAAACAAAAAGTAGATGCTGATCGTGTTCATCCACAAGAATTAAGTATGGGTATTAAGGTTGAAATGGAACATACAAAAGATGCTGAAAAAGCTAAAAAAATTGCTTTAGATCATTTAGCTGAAAATCCATTTTACTATACTCAACTTAAATTATCTGGTGTTGATGTTAAAGCAACTCCAACTAAAGAGAAAAAAGCTATTGCTAAGAAAAAAGACGAAACTGAATTAGTAGATAAAGCTAATCAAATGAAGCCTGTTAAAGGTGTTGAAAAAGCTAAAGCATCTGCTAATAAAGCTTCTAAAGAAACTAATAAGCCTGTTAAAGGTATTTCATTAATGTCACTTATAGCTAAAACATCTCGTGGCGTTAAAAAAATGGAACCAACAGGTGAAAAAATGAAGGTTGTTAAAGAAGATTATCAATCATTCCTCGCGCAAAAAAAAAGAGAAGAAGAAGCTACTGAAACATACGGTGGGTTTAAAAGAGGAGATAAAGTAATGATTGATCCTGATGCTGCTAAAGCTACAGGATTAAAAGCAGGTAAGGTTTATACTATTACTAACTTCAGAGTTTATAAAGCAGGATCTATATTACAAAATGTAGATGCTTTATTAGATAATGGCGAAGAAATCAACGTAGATTATATATTTAAAGCTCCTAAAGTATTTACTTCATCTACTAATTTAGGTGGATATGATTTAAATAAACTTAAAGAAATGGTTCGTGAAGTATTAGCTGAAATGGAAAGTGATGATGAAGTAACAGCTGATGTTGCTTTAGGAATGGATGAAACAATGGACGGACGCGATAATTTAACTGATACTGCTGGTCACCAACTAGATGAAAATAAATAATATGAACAAATCATTATTAATAGATCACACACCATTCCAAGCAGCTAAGCTTACCTTAGTTGAAGGTAAGGGTGCTAAAGCTGGTTTAACTACATTAGTAGGTAAATTACAAGAAGCTGAACAAAAAAATGGTAATGGTCGTGTATATCCACGCGAGGTATTAGAGCGTGAGGTAAAAAAATACGCTGAAGGACCAATTAAAACACGTACTGCTTTAGGTGAATTAGATCACCCTGAAGCATCTGTTGTGAATTTAGCCAATACATCACACGTTATTACTGAGGTATGGTGGAATGGTAATGACTTAATGGGTAAATTAGAATTATTACCTACCCCAAGTGGTAATATTGCCAAAGCACTTGTATTATCAGGTATCCCACTTGGTATTTCATCACGTGGTATGGGTTCTGTTAAACAACTTGGTGAAACAGTTGAAGTACAAGATGATTTTGAATTATTGTGTTGGGATTTGGTATCAGTACCATCAACCCCTCAAGCATATATGCAACTTGCTGAATCAAAGCAGTTTGCCTCTATTAAAGATTATAGTAAAGTTAATGAATTAATTACTGAAATTATTTGCAGCCAAACAGGAGTTTGTCCTCTCTGCTAAATGATTCGCGGTTTTTAATATCTACATATATTTATGGATAGCCTAACAATAGCTATCCATTTTTTATCCCCATGATAGCTTAGGTAATCAATTAACCCCTATTAAGCTTCTCTAATAAGCTTATTTCCGAAAACAAATTTAAGGAGAAAC